AAGCTAAAGTTGCAGCTTTTATAACACCACCATTTGAGAAAGAGAATGATGTTAAACTTATACAGGAAAAAGACTAATATAGATTATTCTGCTCCACACAATAGGCAGATGTATTTTAGGATGAGGCTATTAAAATTCTATAAGAAAATAGAATCTGATGATGCTATATATGTACGCACAGCTAAAATGATTTTAAGTGGTACATTACCATATCGTCATATGAATCAAATAGAAAAACTGAGGAGAGAACATGAAACTAGACAAAAAGAGAAATTTAGTAAGGTTGAGAAGAAAGGTACGAGTTCTATCGAAGAACAAATTAGAAAAGTTGTTAATAGTTTTACAAGCAAGATATAATACAAAAGAGTTAGACAAGGATGTTGAACATTACTTCAAGATAGGTGGAAGTATATGACAGATCATTTTATAATAATTAGAGTTAATGGAGTTCATAAAGATGAAATTAATAAATTAAAAGATGATTTAGAAAATGATTATTGGGATTGGAAAGAAATTACAGAACCATTAACTAAAATAAGAAATGAAAAATTAATGGGATTTGTTAATGAGATATAAATTTACTGAACAACAACAGAATAAAGTTATAGCTACTTGGGATATGTGGAGAACTAAGTTAGAAAAAGATTCCAAGAACTGGGATGAGAAACAAGAGCTAATGATGGCTGTAATAGAAACAATGATAGAGAAAGGGTTACATGAAGAACAATCAAGTGATTAACGGAGTTGAGTTTGATCGTAATACAGGATTAGGTGGATCAGATGCAACAAGAATATACGAAGGTGATTGGCATCAACTATGGTCTGAAAAAACTGGTAAGAGTCAATACCCAGATTTATCAGATGTGTTGCCAGTACAAATGGGAATACATACAGAACCATTTAATATAGCATGGTTTGAAAAACAATCTGAAATGAAAGTTAGAGGAAATAATGAACACTTTGTTCACAAAGATTATGAGCATTTATACTCTCACCCAGATGGTATAATTGATAGTGTTAACGCATTATTAGAATGTAAACATACCAATGCTTTCAGTAATGCAAAGAAGGTAGCCGATAAATACAAAGCACAATTGCAACACAATATGATGGTATGTGGTTACAATAAGCTATATATATCAGCCTTTTTTGGCAATTTAAAGTATGAAGTGATTGAAGTTAACGAAGATAAAGAGTTTCAAGAACAATTACTAAGTGCTGAATTAGTATTCTGGCATTATGTTCAAGCCGATAAAGAACCACCAGAGTTTATCGACTTTAAAAACTTTAACAAAAAGGAGTGGGATGAAGGAAGAACGATTATACCCATACTCTCCAGGTCATAGGGACGTGGAAACTTCTATAGAAGCTGCTGAAGCTATTAAAGAAGGTGTAGAAACTATTAGGAATAAAGTATTTAATGTTATTCTTAATAAAGGAAATTTTGGTGCTACTGCAGATGAAGTTGCTGAGTTGTTAAACTTTAGTCCATTTACAGTTAGACCAAGAGTGACTGAGTTATTCAAGCTTGATAAAATTGAACGTAAAGATAAACGTAAAAATCTTAGTATGAAATCTGCATATGTTTATGTAGTTAGTAAAACTTATGTTAATAATCAATATACAACAAAAGGAATATGATGAGAGTAGGAAAAAATGAAAACTATCTAATATGGGATCAAGCTAAAAGTACAGATCCTAAATGGACAAAGCCATTTCCAAAGTTTGGAAAAACATTAACCACTATCGATCCAATGTCGCAAATTATGTGCATGACAGGATTGTTTGGCCCAGTTGGTAAGGGTTGGAGATTTGTAAATGCTTTTACATACACAGATCAAAATGTGTTTGCAGAAGTTAAAGTACAATGGAAAGATAATGATACTTGGTATTCATATGGCCCAATATCTAGTGTGTGTGCTTTATATAAAAAAGCAGGTACGTTAGATGATGAAGCCCCTAAGAAAGCAGCGACAGACGCATTGACTAAAGCATTTAGTTATTTAGGTCTTAATGCTGATGTGTTTCTTGGTATGTTTGATAGTAATAAATATGTTTCAGAAATGAAATCAAAATTCAGTTCAAATGGATCTGCTGATAATGTAAAAGTAATAGATCCTAAAAATCTAAGAGAGGTAAAGAATGATCAATAAAGTTATTTTAGTAGGAAGATTAGGTGCTGAACCTGAAATAAAACAAACTAAAAAAGGTGATGCATTTGCAAATATGTCTATTGCAACTAATAAAAAGATTAAAGACGAAGAAAAAACAACTTGGCATAAAGTTGTAGTCTTTGATCCTAGATTAGCAGAGATGGTTGGCAAATATGTAAAATCTGGTACTCAAATTTACCTTGAAGGTGAAATTGAAACTAGAAGTTATGAAGATGCTGGTGGTCAAAAAAGATATGTAACTGAAATTATTGTTCCAAGATTTAGTGGAGTAATTAGAATGTTAAGTTCTAAGAAAGATAATGTTTCTAGTTCAACAATTCCTGCAGCTAAAGAAGATGCATGGGATGAAGATAAACCACAGTTTTAAATATTAAAGAATTTAGGAGGTTTCCATAATGTGTCGTCCCCTCCTAGATGCTAGTAGTTCATTACTAGCTCCTGTTAGGGTAAGTGACTTAAATAATCCAGTATGGTGTAATGATAAAATACCACCAATGGTTTATCTTATTTGAGTTGCTTACTTTTAAACTCTATAGCTTCCAGAGTATAAAATTATGTTGCTGTCTGTGGTGAGCAGACGTTAACTCACCTTTTTTTATGATAATAATCCTTAGTATTGGTGTGCTTATTGAAGTTGCCCTTTAATAGCTCTCACACACTCTTAGACAAGCATTAAGCATATTATGATAGATGGGTAGTATTAAGCCTTCTTAGGCTTTCTACGTTCAGATATAGGCTGTTTAGAGCCTGTTTCTTCAAACTGTTCTTCATGTGGAGTGTTATCTAATAACTCTTGGATAAACTCCCTCTCATTCTCATAAGTTTTATCGTCTGCTTTATCTTTATCCATTAGCTAAGAGGATTTGCACTACTTAATTTTAATTCTTGTAATTGTAATTTAAGAACTTCTATTTCTTTTTTTAAAATTGCTATGTCAGTATGACTATGTGTATTATCTACACTTTCTAATGCTTTAACTTTTTCTTCAAGTACAGCAATTATAGAAATATCAATTGTTTTAGATGCGTTTTCTAGTACATCTATTTTAGTCATAATTTCACCATACTTTATAAATCCTGCTCCAATACTTCCAATGAGTCCAATAATAACTACAATGTTTGTTAAATTCTTTTTAATATTATCAACCATTTTTTAACTCCTTTATTTCTAACAATAATATATTTTGTTTATATTTATTATCGTTAAGTTTTTTTAATTTAATTTCCATTATATCGTTATCAATATATTTAACTAAATCAACATTTTTATATATAGATCTATTATCAAATATTTCAATTTGGTTTAGGTATATGTCTTTAGGTACATAAAATACTATATTATTATAAGCAACAAGAGATATATCGCTTTCTATCATTCTATCCATTTTAACTAAATTTTTTAATTCTAAGTTTTTTACTGGATCTTTTACTTTAGTATCAATCTTAGCCATTATAACTTTTAACTCTGGTTTAATTTTCTCTTTTGTTTCTACTTTTTGTTTAGACTTTTTAGCAACAACAGTAGATTCTTTTTTAATAGTTTCTTTAGGTTTTTCTTTAGCAGCTTCTTTAATTACTTCTGCAATAACTTCTTTCTTTAATGTTTCAACAGCTTTAGTTTTATTCATTACTTGAACTACTTCTTGTACTTTAGCAGTTTCTTTAACAGTTGCTGATTTAGATGTTGTAACTACAATTTCAAAATTTTCTGTAAGTTCTACACTTGTTACTTTACCACCTGTTTCTACGTTTAATTTTTCACTAATACTTTCTTCAAGTCCAGATATAACATTCCATATTTCAGACTCATTTAAATTAGCTGTACCTAAACCTTCGTTCATATCTTTAATTTCTTGTGCAGATAAAGGTTCGTAATCTTCTATAGGAAAATCTAAAGCCATTTCAGCTCCTAATAAATTTGGCCCCATTAAAGCTGATGATGTACTTTCTGATCCATCAACTCCTGTCCAAGACCATTCGTATTTATTAGCATGAACTCCATTATAATGTAAGCTATCATCAAATGATCCTGCATTAAGATTATAACCAGAATCTGTTGTTCTTATTTGAGTAGATGAAGCTAATACATTTTCGTCTGCATCTAATACTTTCATTGTAAGAGTATAACTATCAACTGCACCATTAGAAGAACCACATTTGTAAGCTGATTGATTCCACTCACAGTTTTGTACTGATATAGAACTGCTTAAATTTATTCCACCATTAAGTTTTATTTGTGTAGAAGTATGAGTAACACCATCTGGTGTGCTATCTCC